GACGTGGACTATCTGCGCCGCCGGCGGTTTGCCGGCGGCCCGATCCACCGGAGTTTCCGGGTTCAACTGCGGCACATTGGCAAAAATAAACCGACTGACGATCAGGGACTTTTTCTGACTTTGTTTCAGGGCGATTTGGCCTTCACCGGCCAAGGTAATACTGGCGCTCAAGGTGCGCTCCTAGAGACTGGCAACCAGCGTTTGCTGGTCGTCGTTGAAGTCGATCAGGGCGATTTGCAGCCCCACGGGGGTGATGGTCACGAAGTCGTATCGCCGGCACGTTCGGCCGTACTGCTGGATAAGGACGCGCAGCAGTTCAGGATTCAGCGAAAGCTGAGCGTTGCTGAATTTCAGTAGCACCACGTCCCAATCCCGATCGGGCTGGCGCTCCTCGATCTCCACATAACCAACGCCGAGGCGTTCGAAAATGCGCTTCATGCCTGCGGTGCTGCCCGCATCCACGGAGTTGATAAAAGCGTGTTTCACCCGTAATCGGAATAACGCCTCCGGCTCGCCCTGAAATCGCGTCACGTCGCGCTGCCAGGCCCAAAGCTCAAGAATGCTCATATGGCAGATGTCCGGATCGATCTGCGAATACGGCCAGCGCAGCCAGCCAGTGACTGTCTCCCACCAAGCCTGTGCAGCAGCGCCCAGTTTTGAAAGCTCGGTGCCGCCAAGCCAGAACGGCAGTTTGAGTTTGGTCATTGCAGATTCACCTTCACCGAGGACAAACGCGGGATGTTCAGACCGCTGACAACATCGACGCCGGGCATGAATCGAAGGGAGGCGATATCGGCAAACCGCTGGTGCAGTTCCTCCCCCAGTCGGCTATAGCTGAATCGCGACTGTGGGTAGGTGAGCGTCGGTTGAAAGTCGCGGGGCGTGCTCTCGCGGAACGCTGCGCGGATGAACAGCTCGACCTCACTTTTTAGGGTGTTGATCTGTTCAGCGCTCAGGTTGGGTTGAGGCCAGAGATTCATGGCCACAGCCACGGGCACTTCTGGCATGACCATGGCCAGCAGATCGTCGCCGTGGCCGTGGTTGCCCTGATCACGGATGTGCGAGTTGATCTGTTCCAGGTAAGTGTCTGCCGGCACGCTGGCATCAAACAGCACATAGGCGTTCGCACTACCCGGCCCACGTGGTGCGCCGTGTTCGAAATAGACACCGTCCGGACGCACGCCAGGGAACGCGGAAATCATCGCGCGATACACCGCGTCGGTGTGCCATTGATTGACCGCCGAGAATTGGTTGCGCACGCGCAAACGCAACTGATCGTTGGGTTCCGGGTCCGCACCGGGCGATTCCAGCCAGCCGTCCTTGTTCACCACCTGAACGATGCCGGGGATCGGTGCCGGCAGAATCGCGTAGTAACCCGGGGCGAGATTGAAGCCACTACCGGCTTCGATCGCTCCCACCGGGACTTCCAGCTGGATCTGTCCCTGCATGAACGTCGCGGGCGCAGTGGTCATCAACTTGTAGACGTTGCCGTTGATCGCAGCTGACTGCACGACAATGCCTTTTTCCAACTCCATCACACCGTCAGGCGTAGCCCGGGTGAACAGCAATCTTCCTTGGGCTTTGGTGGCTCCTTTGCGCTCGACGTTCACCGCCCAGGCGAGCGTATCCAGCCATGCGTCCACCGCAGTTTTCACAAAGAAGTTTGGCAGCACGGTCATGCAAAGGAAGTCGAGCAGCCACAGAACCGGCTTGGTCACCAGTGCGGTCATTACCCGCCAGAACGGTGAGTAACTGCTGGTGTTGGCCACTTTGGCGCCCTGGGCTTCGACCTCCTTTTCCCACGCAGTTTTCAATCCCGCCTCAGTAGTCGGAATGCCCGCATCGGCAACCACCTTTTTAAAATCGACGCTCACAGACTTACCTCAATCGATCCAAATTTGATGGTTTTGGCAGTGACCAGGTAGGTGCCTGGTTCCTGTTGGGTGATGCGCGCCGTTCCCGGTACCAGACGCACGTCGTCCTCTACCAGCAGCTCCAGACGCTGGATGCAATCGCGTTGCTTCAAGCGATCACGTTCTGCCACCAGGACAACCAATAAACCGCTGTCGCGGATCATGTGCGCGATGTCCTGGGCAATGCAGGCGCGGTCATCAATGAGCAATGGCTGATGCGAGGGATCCAGGGCCAGGTCGTTGTCGACGATGAGAAGATCTACGTATTCGCTCATCCGCCCACCGCCATTGCGACCATGTTTTCCATCTCCAGCGGGTTCATTGGTTTAGCGGTGTGAATGTTCACGTTCTCCACATGCGTGCCCTTGTTCTGGCTGTTGCTGTTGTTCTGAATGCTGGTCAGCAGACCACCGGGCGGCACCGCTGAAGGGCGCGCAGGCGAAAGGCTGGGGATTGCTGCGTTAATGGTCTGCTGGGCTTTCTGCGCGGCGTTGGCGGTGTCGGCGGCGTTGGTCGCAGCATCGACGCCGGGCACTTCGGGCATACCGCCGAAACGCGCCTCGATGTTCACGCCCGGTATGCTGTTCATCAGCTCGATCAGGCCGTTAATGGCCGTCTGAAAAACGCTGACGATGCTGTCCCACGCGGCCTTGACCATGCCCGACCAGCCGCCGACAGAGTTGAACCAGTCAGAAAGTTTCTGGAACTGCGCGGCGACGAACTGAAACGCGGCAGTGTTCATCAGGGCTGACGTCCATTCGTCCCAGTAATAGACCGCCGCGACGATGACGGCTACCAGGGCGAGAACGCCGACAACGATCCACACCAGTGGGTTGGCGAGCAATGCCGCGTTAACCAACCAGATGGCGCCCTGCCACAGCAGCATTGCGCCGCGAATGAGAGCCAGGCCAGCGCTCAATGTGTAGATCACCGCCATGTACGCCAGAATCGCCAGCTTTTGCAGGACGAACCCGGCAACGGTGCGCAAATTCAGCAACTGGACGACTTTCCAGACCGTCACCAGGCTAAGCCACACCATCCGGGAAACGCCCACCACGACCGTTAACAAAGACAACGCGGTCACGATGCCCATGATGGTCAGCGCGGTGATGCCGATCACGCGGGTGATGTTGGGGAAAAGCTGCGACCAGCGAACCAGCGTTTTGCCGATATCCACCATTTTGTTCATGAACGGTGTCAGCACTGGAATCAGTACCTGACCGAAGACGACGCGCATTACGTCAACGAGCGAGGCCCATTGCTGCCAGGGATCAACCATCGCTCGGGCCATGTTTTCGGCATTCTCCAGCCCGCGCACTTTGCCCAACTGCTCGATGCCGCTGCGCAGCCGCTCTGAATCCTTGAATAGAGCGCCGATCACTTGCGCACCTTCACCGCCGAACGCCTCTACCAGGCTGGCTGACGCCGTGGCAGTGGTGAGGTCGCCGAACTTGCCTTGGAGCTTGTCCAGGATGCTCATCATCGGCAGAAGTTTTCCCTGTTGATCGGTGAACTTCATGCCGAGCTTTTCCGACGCCGCGCCGATGTTCTCGAAAAACGCCTTGTAGCGTCCGCCGGCGTCGCCGCCCTCCATCGTGCTGCTCAGTGTGCCAATCACCGCCATCTGCTCAGCCAGGTCAACGCCGGAGGTCGTCGCGATCGCGCCGGCCTCCTTGAAAGCGTCTTTCATCGCGGCGCCGCTGGTGCGGAACAGCTGCACTGCCAATGCGGTTTGCCCGCCGAGTTTCTCCACCCACGCGCCTTTTCCCATCGCATCGGCTTGGGACTTCTGCAAGTTGTAAAGCGTGCCCACGTATTCGCCCATGGTCTCGGCATCGGATTTGGTCGCCTTGGCCAGCAGGTTGCTGGCGTTGGTGAACGTGGCCAGCTGGTTGCCCGCGAGCCCCTTGATCGCACCGTCGATCAGGTACGCCGAGGCCACAAAGTCCTTGGCGTTCTCGCCGTAGTTCACGGCGAACTCCAGCGACTTGGTGTTCAGCGCCGTCAGCGCATCTTCGGCGACGCCCAGCGATCGGACATCGCCCAGGGCGCGATTGACTTCCAGCGCGGGTTCCATGGATTCGCGGATCCCGACCACACCGGCGGTCAGCCCGGCCAAGCCCACACCGATTGTCTTGATGTGTTGCTCGCTCTGATCGGCAAGGTCGGAAAAGGCCGCTTGCACCTGACCCAATGGCGCGGTGACCTTGTCGGTCAGGCTCAGAATGAAAGCAAGGCGGGCGCTTTGGTCTGCCAATGTCGTTACCCGTTCAGCGCAATGGCGATGCCGTTAGCCACGGCAAACTCCATGCGTCTCCAGTGTTCGTCCTCCAGCCACTTGGCCGTCCCCATCGCCTCGGGCGTGGGTTCGGCGCCAGGTAGCCAGTGGTTCGTCAGGGCCACCAACTGGCCCAAGCCGTTTTCGCTTAAGCGCTCAGCGTGGCCGAGTGCTTTTTTACGAGCACCTCAACCTTCGGGCCGTACTCTTCCAGCAGCGCGCCGGCGAGCTGCATCACCATGACCGGGTTGCCCAGCAGCGGTTTCAGAACGGTTTTTTGTTCCTGCATCACAGTGGTCATCAACAGGTTGTTGCCTGGGGCGACCTTGTTGGTTTGGGTCTGCGCGTTGAAGTACTTGGTGACGTCAGCCGCAGTCAGGTTGAAAGTGAATTCCTGTTCGCCGACTTCCAGGGTGATTTCAGTGTTCTGTTGGCTCATGGGGCAGTTCTCTTGTTGAGGTTGGGTAAAGTGGTTCCCTGGTGCGCCGGCGATCGCCTGCACACATCAAGGGCGTATTGCTGAAGCCCAAGAATCATTTGCCGGCTTAAGGCAAGCTGATCCCGGAGGGTGAAATAATCCGGTCGAGCGTCTGCTGCGAGTTCGGCGCTGCCTGCAACAGCCACGCGGGCGGTGCCGGCGGTGGCGGGCACAGATCCGGAAGCGGGACAGTTGGCGCGGATCTGCAACCGTTGAGTGCCATCGCCAACATCGCCACGCAGGCGCTCGATTTCAGTACGTGCATGCGTCAACTCCGTGGTGTTTCGTTGGTCGATCGCGTCCCGTTCGGCAAGCATTTCACCGGTGATACGGGCCGCTTCAAGTAGGCCGTTTACTTCCCGTTGCGCGCTGTCGCGCTCGCGCCTGGCGTCATCGCGCTGGCCTTCGAGCGTGTCGAAGCCGATCCAAACGACCAGACACACCACGACGAGAAAGAGGCATTCGCGCAGCATCAGAGGGCGGCCGCGCAAAGCCGAGACTCGGCCAGTCGGCGGTTGTGCAAACCTTGAACGAAGCGCTTTCTGCCCGTGGTATCGGTGACAAAGGCCCAAACCGGTGTCTTGCCATCTGCTGCCCACGCCAACGCGTTGCAGCCTTCGCTGATGCGACCCGCGTTGATCAGCGCGACCGCTCGACTCGCGCAGGTGCTTGGCACGCCAAAGTTGTGGCCGTGGCTGGTCAGCGCGTCAAAGGTGTTCTGGCCCACGTTGGGATTGGTGATGCAGTCAGCAAGCTGTACCTGGGTTTTGCGAATCACCAGTTTTTCCACCTCGGCACATCGCTCGGGCGACCAGTAATCACCGACCACTACCGGCAAAGGGCTGGTGTGTCGGGTGATGCCCTTGCACACGGTTGGCAAACCACGGGCGAGCGGATCCGGGTAAACGACGTTTTGGCCGTTGCCTTCCCAGGTGCCCAGGAAGATCACTAGCGGAGCGCTGGCCAACGCGATAACACCGGCCTGAATCTTGCCGCGCAAGCTCATGGAAACAGCACTCGCAGCACTGCCGGTACGACCATTTGCAGGGCAGCACCGACCAGCGTGAGGATGGTCAGCAAACGGCCTACCTTCGCGCCGATGTCGTTCACCGCGCCCGTCAGGGTCTGCTGACCGGCGTTAAGTTCCGACAGTTGCCCGGCCATGTGTTCGAATCCTTGCTCCAACCTGGTGACTCGGGTGGGGACGGTTTCGTGCCGATCTGCCAGCTCATCCAGCCGGTGTTCGAAAACGGCAAATCTCTGTTCCAGCGATCCGAGGCGTGCGGCTTCAGTCGTCATCAGCGTTTACTCTGTTCGTGGCCCGTCTGACACGGGACGCACCGCGTTTTGCCGCCCAGCGCCTGGCGCGCCGGCGGGATTTCTTTATCGCAGTCCTGGCAATGGGTCAGGCTTGGCCCGACCGGCACAGGTTTCAGCAGCTGGGCCTTGATCGCCTGGTCACGTTGGCGCTGCTCCAGCTCCTGGGCACGGTCGAACCAGTCCACCATTACCGAAGCCCCTCGATCTCGGCCGCAGCCAGGTAGGGAACGCCGTTGATGTGGATAAAGTCCGGACTGGTGACGTCGAACGGCACTTTGTGCTTGGTCTTCTCGCCACCCTTTGGATCGATCGACAGCAGACTGGAGATCTTCACCTTGCAACCGAACGCCTCCACGCGCAGTTCGTCTTCACCGGCCTTGGCGAAGAACACCGCATCGAACGGTTTCAACTCGCGATAGCTGCCCGCCGATCGCGCCGCGTCGATCAGCAATTGAAAGTTGGAGCTATCCAGTTCCAGTTCACCGGCAGCGGCCACGTCGCCGTCCACGTAGCCGTCAGGCACGCCCCGGGTTTGGGCCACGGCAGAGTTGTCGGTAATGTCCAAGGTGCAGCTCTCGACGTGCAGCGCGATATCGCCCAGGCTCACGTCGAAGTTCTTGCCACCAATTTTTGCCATGGGGCGTTACTCCGTTTTGTCAGTGGAAAGATCCAGGGCAATGTTTGCCGTGAGGTCTTTCGGGCAGTTCAGGGGTTTGAGCTTGATGTAGGCCGCGACCTTGGTTTTGCTCAGCCATTCCAGTACCAGGTCGCCGTCTTTCGGCTGCTCGATGTCGCCGGGGAAGACTTCGCCGTTGAACTTGACGGACTTGGCCATGGCACGCAGCGGCGCCATCAACTGGTTGGTGTTGACGGCCATGCTGTTGGGGGTGTTGTTCAAGCGGCGATCGGCTACGCGGCGAATCAGCAACGGGCGGATCTGGCGAGCGGCCTTGTCGGTGATGCGCAGATACTCGACGACTTGAAAGTCACTGCCGGGGGTGTCCAGCATGTTGCCGTCACCCCAATACACGCCCGGGTAATCTGGATAGGTCTGCGACACAGAGAAACGCGCTCGATCCAGCTCGCTGCGCACAGCCGACGGTAGCGGCACTTTTTCACCATCCATTGGCACAGGGCCAAGGCCCAGCACCGGGCCGGTGGCTACACGCATCGGACTGTCCGCGATGCTCACTGAGGAATGCGCCAGGCGCCCGGCGAGAACGCCGAGGTCGTTGCCGTGCAGTTGCGGCACCGGCAAAACACGCGGAGCGGCTAAATCCGCCACCAACGCCTTTCGCTCGCTCACGTACTGCGCCCAGGTCTGTTCGGCTGTGATGCCGGCAACCGATGCCATGACGAATACGCGGCGTCCGTACTTGTTGTTGAGGGCGATCGCTGCATCGTGCATCGCCGACAGCTCGGCGGCAGTGGTGACAGGTTTGGTAATCACCACCGACTCCACGGAAAAGCCCTGTTGCTGGGCTTTTTCCAGCGCCGTTTCCCAATCGCCCTCGGCGCCGATCGGCGCGGCGACACAGGCCCAGCGCTGACCGCCGTTCAAGCGGGCGGCGACGATTTGGGTTTTCAGATCGCTGGCCGGAACGCCCAGAGTGGCGTCCAGATCGCTGTCGGTGTTCAGCGCGATGAACTGGCCGACGTTCTTGCCGGCCGGGCCGATGAAAAGAAAGTAACGCTCAATCTCAGTCACGGCACCTTGGCCCAGATTGAGATTGTCGACGGTGACTTGACCGAGTGCCATTCAGTGCCTCGTTAGCGGGGTGAAGTTAGGATTTGTTGAAAGACCTGGTTAACCAGCTCGCGGGTTTCATTAACGGTGGCCACGCCGAGGAACTGGCGTTTAGGCAGAGTGATGTCCCAGCTTTGCGCGCCGGACGACTCGGTTTTTTCGTTGTTCAAAATGCGGATCAGCAGCCCCGCCTTGGAGTAATTCACATGCTGTTGAATCCACGCTACTGAAGGCCGTGTCGGCTTTTTCTTGCCTTTCTGCCGAACGCTGAATCCGAGCTTTCGCAGGCGCTTGGCTTGTTTGTCAGTGCAGGCGATGCCCGGTGGAACGCTGCTCCAGCGCTTCATCTGCGCAGCAGTACGCCGCTCGGTGGCGCCGTTGTGCTGCTGAGTGGCGACCCAACGCGTCAGCGCGTTTTTCCAGCCCAGTTCGGCTTCGTCCGCATTGACGCGGGTGACCTGTAGTAACTTTGCCAGGCCCGCTTCCATCTTCTTTTTGCCTTTGGCTGATCCTTTCCGTTCTGCGAAAGGCGAGCCGTCTAGGTTCTGCTGCTCGCGCTGGCGTTTGCGGCTCATAGAACGCACCCGTTTGGTCACGTTGTTCAGCAGACGCCGGCGCAGCTGGGGCGGTAGCTCAAGCAAGGCCAGTTGGGCATCGACGTTGAGTAAGCCCCGGACATCGAGGTCGCACGCATTACTGCTCACCGGTGGCCACCTCGCCGCGCTCGGCAACCCACAGGTCAAACGGGATGAACGCCCACGACTTGCCGAAGGCCTCAATCTCGCCCGCAGGATCTTCAGCCAGGTACTGCGGTTCTACGAATTCCAACGTGATTTCCACGTCGAACAGATCGTTATCCAGCGGCTCTACGGCGAATTCCGGCGCCGGTAATTCGTACCGATCGCGATCGGAATCATGGTTTTCCAACCAACTGCCGACCAGGGCCATCAGGCGCGCCGGGTGGTCGGCGAATCGCTCCAGGATGATCGCGGCGCGGTAGTGCATGTCGCCCAGGTGCATGCCGTCCACGTCCGGTTTCCAGATCAGCACGAGCTTCACTTGCTCGGTGAAGCTGTCGAGCTGCTCAGGCTCGACCAGGCGCCGGTCGCGCAGGTACGCGGTTAGACCTTGCAGCTTGTTCACAGCAACTTCGCCGTGATGCGGCCACGGCCTTGCAGCACGCGCACGGCCGACTGGCTGAACGCCAAGAACGTTTCCTTGAGTTCAGGTGCTTCTTTCGCGGTGTTCTCGGCGCTTTCCCGCCGGGTCACGGAAGCAAACTGAGGCAGCGCGCTGGCCTTGGCGCGGCAGTACACGGCGCGCTTGTAAAAGCTGATCCGCTGCTCACGTTCAGGCGACGACAGTTCGGCCTCTTCTACGTTGGTAATGCCGAGGATTTGCCAGCGGTTCTTGAGCTTGGCCAGGTCTGTGTTGACCTCGACCATGGCAATACTCAGGGCGTCGACCAGCAACGTGCCCAAGAACTCCGCCGGCAAGCGGTAGCCCTTCTGGAACTCGGCCACGGAGAGGTTCGGCCAAAAGCCGTCGTTCTCAATCGTCTGTTCCACAAAGGTGGTGGGATTCCCGGAAAAGCTCATTGCTGGCCGCTCAAATAGGGCGGGGAGACTGTTTTTCGAGGGACTGGCCATGAATGGCAGACACACGTCCACAGTTCCCCGCTGGGGGGGTAGTCAGTTATTGGTCGCCGGTCACGGCGGGTGTTTGTTTAGCGATCGCTTTGCGGCACTTCGCAATTCGCGTCTCATTGCCGGCTTTCGCGTACAGCTCGGTAGAACGTTCCAGGTGCTGGAGCGCGGTTTCCCAGTGCTCGGCCTCCATGGCGCGCATGCCGATCAACTTGTGGTACTTGGAGGGGATCTGTTCGGTCAGCTCCCATTCACCGTCGACGCGAGGCAGCAGATCGGACAGGTACGGCTCCGGGCTGCGCTGGGCGTTGTATTCGGCGTAAGCCCAGTCGATCACTGCGTCCGCAACAAAGGTTTGCACGTCGCGACGCTTGAAGCGCTCGGGCATCTCCTGGCCCTGCCCGATCGCAAAGTCCGCGAGTGCCAGGCCGTCTTCGAACTGCTCGGTGTCGAACAGCCAGACCATCACCTGCACCAGGACACGGTTCGGCATCACCAGGCGCGAATCCATGTAACGCTGAATGAAATCCTGGTACTTGGGCAACAGCTCCTCACGCTTGAGTGCCTGACGCCCGGCGAGACCCTTGATATCGCTCAGGCGCTGCAGATCCTGATCCAGAGAGGCTTCCATCAGCAGCAGGTGCTTTTTCGCGTTGGCCGGGCTGCTCAGGGCTTCCGCCGGCGAATACGCCTGCGGTGCGGCGGCTGCAGCGATTACTGCAGCGGTTCCCTGTGCCAAAGTACGGCGCTTGTGGGCAAGGGCCAGGCTCATGCGGCCAACTCGACGTTTTCGGTAAAAGCGATCTTTTCCAGCTGCTCGATCACGTAGCCTTCGTTGCGGCTGTTGTAATCCTCGACGCGGGAGCGTTTCGGGTTGTCTACGGTTTGCTTGCGCCAGCTGGAGTCCTGGAAGTAGATCGACAAGTTGTCCCAACTGGTGACCAGTACGCCGTTAACCGGGAAAAACGGCACGCTGAAGCTTGGCAGACCACCATAAGTGGCGATCACCTGGGCGTCCTCGATGCGCTCTTTTTCGGTGGGTGTATCACCCTGCTTGGCGTACAGCTTGGCCTTGTCAGCCGCTAACAGGTCGGTGCCGATAATGGCGATCAGGTCGCCGCCATCGCGCAGACGTTCGTCCACCATTTGCTTGGTGTCATGCACCAGAGCGTCCAGGTTGGCGTAATCACCGCCCTGTCCCAGGATTACTTTGCCAGCGGTTTTGCCTTCCTTGAGTACCTGCTGTGGGGCTTGCTCGCGCAGTTGTTGCAGCCAGCCCTTGTTCACGTCCTGCAGCATTGGGTAAGCGGCAATATCGGTCTGCGCAGCGGCTTTCAGGCCGTGGAAACCGACCATGATGCGGTCCAGAGCGATCTGTTTCTGCACAGCCGCCGAGTAACGTTGATGGAAGTCCGGGAATTTGGCCCAGGCGTCGATTTTTGCGTACGGCAGACCCACGTCCGACTCGGTGGACGAGAGTTCGTAGGTGGTGTTGTCCAGCTCGGAAGCGTCTTTCGCTTCGCGATCGGTGGTCTTGGTGTTGGTGCGGCCGGTGACAGGGCCAGACACACCGATGAACACCTTCTCACCCTTGATTTCGCTTACGCCAATGACGTTGATGCGCGAAAGGAAGTCCGACTTGGCGGTGATGGCGTCGTTCAGTTCTTGGGTGATGGACGGCTCAACGCTGAACATCTTGCTGGACAGCTCGACACCATAGGTTTCGGCCATGGCCAGTTGCATGGCTGCATACATCTTGGCGCCGTAGGCGCTCAGGGAACGGGCCATGTCAGAGTACCCGCGCTTTGGTTTTGTCGGCTGCTCCGGTGGAGCGCGGCAGCTGACGTCCAGTGGCCGTGTTTTGCAGCGTGGTGAACTGCTTCTGGAGGCTCGTCAAAGCTGCCAAGACGGCCTTATTGGAAGCGCCCCCGTTACGCTTGAATTCGCGTTCTTCTTCGGCGGTGGTGACGATCTCGTCGACTGCCGCGCTGACGTCATCGATCGGGGTTTGATCGGGTTCTGGTGCGTCTTCGGCTGCAGGCTCAATCACGGCCTGAATGCCGGCAGCGACGACCAGCAGCTGGGCCAGCAGGGCTTTCAAAGCCGTTGCGGTAGCTTCATCCATTGGGGGTTTGCTCTCGGTTGGGGTTTGCGGAGTGGTTTCGGTGGGCGAGTCTTCAATGCCGAAACGCTTGAACATGCGGGTGAACATGGCCATGAGCCGTCCGATCTCGCCCTGCGCCTCGGTTTCGCGCAGTGGGCCGAGTTCCAGCGACGCGGCGTAGTAAGCGGCCCGGCTGGTTCGGTTGGAGAAATACAGCTCTTGAGTGCCGAGGCTGGCCGGCTCGTCAGTCACGGCCAAGCCGGTCAAATAGGCCTTGCCGGTGCCGGCGAAATTCGGGGTGATTTCAATGCTGGTGAACAGTTTCTGGCCTTGATCGTTGAGGTACAGCAGGCGATCGTTTGGCTTCAGCTGGGCTTCCAAAGCAATTTGCCCAGGCTCCAGATCGTCGCCCTCTTCCACCAGTCGCACGGCGAACACAGTGCCGTGGGAGCCAGGCCAGCGCTCGTGGTCACACCAGATCACAGCGGTGTATTTGGCCGGGGTGTAGGTCTCGGCGATGTCGCGCAGTTCCTGGGGAAGGATGTCGCGGCCATCAATGGTCGGGCCGCTGGTGGCAACACGTTTCCAGTAGGAGACAAGGGAACGGGGCATGAGTGGTAACTGCGCTCAATCGCTGAATGAGCCGCCACGATAGGGAGCCGTTTACCGCCAAACAAACGGTTGAAATTCAGGGCTCTCCTATTTTCGACAGATAGG